GCCCGGAACATGCCCCCTGGTATTCCGCTCAGGAAAACCGTTCCGGTCTGGAACGGTTTTCCGTCTGAAGTTTCGAGCGGAAGGATCCTCCGGCATGAGCCTCGCCCGACTTGCCATGCGCATCGCCACGGCACGCGCCCTGCGCGGTGCGACGCTGGCGGAGACCCGCGTCTACGACAGCGCTATTGCTCCCATTGACCAGACGATCGCCGAGGAGCGACAGCCTATCCTGATCGTCACCACTGACGATCACGAGATGGAGGTGACCGGGCGCGACCTGTTCCATGGCAGGGTCTCGTGCGACCTCGTCATCGAGGCGGCCATAGCGGCGCGGGTCGAGATTGCGGGTGAAGAGAGCGTCATCACCATCCCGCATACCGACGAGGGTATGGAACTCGCCCTTGACCTTATGGAGCATCAGGTCATGGCGGCGCTGACCCGCGAGCGTAGTGACTGGTCGCGCGTCTGGATGAGACTGGTGCCGCGTATTTCCAGGCGCCTGTCACGCCGCGGGGCTTCGGTCGAGAAGGGCGTGCGCTTTGCCGCGCGGCAGATCGTCCTCACCTGCGATCTGATCGAGGCGCCAAGCGACGGTGCGGCGCTGGCAGAAGGGACGTCATGGGCGGACTTCCTCGCGGTGATGGCCGAAGATCCCGATCTCGCACCCATCGCGCGGATGCTGCGCTCGGAAATCGAAGGGACACCGCTGGCCGACTGGCGCCGTGCTGCCAACATGCTCGGCATCCATCTGGAAACCGCCGATGCGATTGGCCTTGGACCCGTGCTCGATCTCTCGGAAGACCCGCAGATCTTCCAGGAGGCCGAGATCAAAGGTGGCCTCGATTCTGTCGTGGTGAACCACCACGCCTTGCTGGCGCGCATTGCCGATGCGTGAGGTGGTCGAACTTGCCGCACGCATTGCTGAGCTTGAGCGCCGTTTCTCGGGGGTCATGCGCCACGGAACGATCGAAGAGGTCGACGCCGCCCGGCAGCGAGTGCGGCTGAACTTCGGCAAGGACGTGCGCGGCGAGCCTTTTCTGTCACCGTGGGTGCCATACGCCCAGATTGCAGGCGCGCTGAAGGTTCACACGCCGCCCTCAAAGGGTCAGCAGTTTACGGCGCTCTCGCCCAGTGGCGACTGGCAGCAGGCTGTCGCCCTGCCTATGACCTGGAGCGATCAGAATAAATCACCTTCGTCGAAAGGCGACGAGAACGTCCTCACCTACGGAAACGTCACCGCAACCATCAAGGACGGCCTCTGCGAGGTCGTTGTTGGCGCCGCCAGCCTGAAAGTCGCGTCTGCCGCCGTGACGATCAAGGTTGGCGGCGTCAACGTTGAAATCACCGATGCAGGCGTCGCCGTAACCGGCGGCAGGGTCACGCATGACGGAAAGAATATTGGCTCCACTCACATCCACAGTGGCGTGGTGCCCGGCGGCGGGTTGACGGACGTGCCGGCAAACTGAATCGCCAGATCAGGCTGCGTCGTGCTTCCGGATCCATTCGCGGAGCGCTTCATCGATCCGCGTCTGCCAGCCGGGACCGCCGGCCTTGAACCGCTCGATGACGTCCCTGGAAAGGCGGATCGTCGTCGACACCTTGGGATCCTCGAGCGGAGGCCGTCCGCGGCGCACGCTGGCCTTCGCGAATTTCTTCTGCCACTCCGGAGACGAGAGGTCCGGGGCATCGTCCTCATCGAAAGCGGGGTTCGTAGATGGCTTTTTCGCGGTCATTGGCCTTCCTTATGCTGATGATGCGGCGAACGTCACCGCGCGGGGTCCACACGAGAACCACCATTCTCTCATCCAGAAACCCGATCGTGATGTACCGGGTTTCGCCATAGTCCATTCGATCGTCTTCGACCGTCAGGCTGGCGCCGTCGAACACCTCGCCGGCCCTCGCCATGTCCAGACCTCTCTCATCGAGGGTCCTGGCCCGCTTGGCCTCGTCGAATTCAACGGTCATCCCAAATATCCGTTACTACAATAAATCGCTGCCGTCAAGATTTCTGTAGGTACGTTAATTGGGGCGGTGGCGGAGATTAGGGCCGCCAATCTCCGCAGATCCTGCGGCGAATGTCCCGGGTTCTCTCGAATCTCGTCCATTCAGGAAAGGTATCACATGCCACGCTACGCCATCACCGAGAGGGCGGGCCCCTTCGTCGCGGGTATCCGCAACACCGGGGTCGGGACCGTCCTCGATCTCACCGAACGCCAAGCCGAGCACGAGATGCGGCTTGGCACGCTCGTCCGGCTCCTCGAGTCTGATCAGAGCGCCATCAATATCACTGACGCTGAACCCACCGTCATCGCGGCTACGCCTCCTGACCACCTGGGTGCGTCGGCCAGCCAACAGGAAGCCGCGTCGGTGACGCCATCCCGCAAGCCGAAACGGTCCACGACGTGAACCTGCGCGATCCCTCGGTCGGGCTCGACGCAGCGACCGGCGGCATCCTCACCGGCTGGGAGCATGTGGTCCAGTCTCTCCGGGACATATTCGACACCCGCTTTGGCTCCCGCATCATGCGCGAGTGGTACGGGTCCTTCGTGCCGAACCTGCTGGGCCGTCTCGTTACGCCCGAAGAAGTGGTGCCGTATTTCGCGGCCATCACCTCGGCCATCGAGCAGTGGGAACCGCGCTTCCGGGTGACGCAGATCCAGGTGGTCAAGGTCACCCGTGACGGCCAGCTGCATGTGTTTCTCGAGGGCGAGTATCGCCCGCGCGCCGTCTACGGCGACTTTACCGTGGCTGGTGCTCGTCGCCTCGACGCCTATGCCAATCCTGACGGGCTCTTGATCGAGGAGAGGCTGTCGCCATGAGCCGCTTCACCGCCATCGATCTCTCAGGGCTGGCACCGCCCGACATCATCGAGACGCTCGACTATGAAGCCATTGTCACGGCGATGCGCGACGATCTCGTGGAACGCTTTCCGCTCATCGCCGGGGTCATCGACCTCGAGAGCGAACCGGCGCGCAAGCTGATCGAGGCCTTCGCCTACCGTGAACTTGGTTTGCGTGCCCGGATCAATGACGCCGCGCGCGCCGTGTTGCTGGCGTCTTCGTATGGCACGAACCTCGACCATCTCGGCGCCCTGTTCGCCACCGCAAGGCAGGATGGCGAGAGCGACCAGCGGTTTCGCCGCCGCATCCAGCTGGCGCCCGAGGCCTTCTCCGTCGCGGGACCGGAGGGAGCCTACCAGTATCATGCGCTGACCGTGGCGCCTTGGGCGCGAGACGTCTCGGCGGTCTCAAGGCGTCCGGGCGTGGTGCGGGTCACGGTGCTGAAGGAAGGGGCCGACCCCATGCCAACGCTCGCCGAGCGGGAGACGATCCGGCTTCACCTCAGGGATGAGGCGATCCGTCCCCTCACCGATGTGGTCGAGGTTATGCCGCCAACCATCCGGAGAACCCGGATCGCAGCGAAGCTGACGCTCTATCCTGGTCCCGACGGCGAGATGGTGCGCCAGCGGGCGCTCACTGCCGTCACATCCTGGGTTGAGAAGAACCGCATGCTGGGCATGAACCTCCGCCGCTCGGCGCTCTATGCGGCGCTGCATCAGGAGGGCGTGCATTCAGTTGACCTCATCTCCCCGGGGGAGGATCTCATTCTGGGTGTCACCGAGGTCTATGCCGTCGATGCCATTGAAGTGACCGTTGCGTCGCTGCGGGATGAGTGACGCCGTGACGAGACAGACGCTCCTGCCGCCCAACCATACCCAATTCGAGGAAGCGGCGGACCTCACCGGTGCGCGGGTCGACGAACTCCCGGTCGATATCCCCAAGCTGGTGAGGCCATGGGAGGTTTTGTCTTCGCACCTGCCATGGCTCGCCTGGGGCCTCTCGGTCGATCTGTGGGAACCGGAATGGTCAGAAGAAGGGCACCGCGCGCTCGCGGCCAGGGCCCTGCCCATGCATGCGCGCAAGGGCACGCAGGCCTCGATCGTCGAGCACATCCGCATCATGTGTGCCGATCCGCGCCGCTTCATCGTGCCGCCGGCCAAGACCTTCCTGATGGAAGGCTTTATGGAGGAGGAGCGGCAGGCCTTCCTCGCGCGCTTTCCTCAGCTGCGCATCTATCCCTTCGTGGCGCGGGGGACATACCGGTTTGCGCATTTCACGTCGGCGGCGTTCGGCAGGGCCAGGGCGTTTCTCGATGCGTCGTGCATCAAGGATGTCGGCGCCTGGTCGCGATATGTCCGCACGGCGAAGCTCTGGGATCATG